CCTACAGCAGTTTTATTTAGAGGGAATGCTACAACTCCTTTTTCAATTAATGTTGGGGGTGGGTTTAATAAGATGTTGAATTGGCCTAGTTCACCAACACCTCTTTCAGATATAAGTGGTACAGCTATTACAACAGGTTTGAAAACCATTACATTAAATGCAGATGGTGTAAGTCTTATAAACTCAGGTCATACCCTTCAAATGTATTTATTAGAAACCCATCAAGCAAATGATGCCACTGCACCTACGGGTACAGATGAATTTAGAGCTATTTTTAACACTACTAATTTAGCATTATCAGTTGAAACTGCTGATCCTAGTCCCTATTTAAGTTTATCATCTGGGAAAATAAAAATACTGAATGGTAAAATATCTTTATAATAAAGGTATTTAAACAATTTTATTCCATATTTATAACAAAATATTTGACTTATGGCAAAAATTCCAATATACCCAGGTTCATCATCATTTTTTCCAGGAGATACTCCTTTTGGATTTTATGATAATGATGTTCAATTTCAACAAGATGCGGATAAAGTTACTGAGTTTGTTGCTAGAAGATTAGGATATCCTATAATGGATGTTGAATTACAAGATATAAATTTTTACACAGCATTTGAAGAAGCAATAACTACATATGGAAATGAATTATATGCTTATAAAGTAAGAGAAGATTATTTATCTTTAGAAGGTTCTACTACAGGTTCAAAAGGATTTAATTTAAATCATTCTTTAATTCAACCTAATTTTGGTACTATTGTTAGATACAGTGAACAATATGGAACTGAAGCAGGAACAGGAGGTAATGTTACTTGGTATTCAGGTTCATTACCAATTACAGCTAGTAAACAAGATTATGATATGAATGCTTGGGCAGCGACTCAAGGTATTGAAGATGGAGATATAGAAATTAAAAGAATTTTTTATGAAACTCCTCCTGCAATTGTAAAATATTTTGATCCCTATGCAGGAACCGGGGTTGGAATGATAAATTTAATAGATTCTTTTGGATGGGGTAATTATTCACCTGCTATTAATTTCCTATTAATGCCTGTAAGTTATGACATGCAAAAAATAGCTGCAATTGAATTTAATGATCAAGTAAGAAAATCACAATACTCATTTGAATTAATTAATAATAAATTAAGATTATTTCCTTTACCTAATCAAGATGGAAGTTTATATTTTCAATACATTAAAAAATCAGATAGAAATAACCCAACTGCTATTTCTAGTTCTAATAAAATAACTAATGTATCTAATGTTCCCTATGATAACCCAACATATACCCAAATAAATTCAATTGGAAGATCTTGGATTTTTGAGTATACATTATCAGTATGTAAAGAAATGTTAGGGTATATAAGAGGAAAATATTCAACAGTTCCAATACCTGGAGCTGAAGTAACATTAAATCAAAGTGATTTAGTTTCAGCAGCTACTAGTGAAAAAACAGCATTAATAGAAAGATTAAGAGCTTATTTTGATGAAACTTCTAGAGATAAATTAATGGAAAGAAGAGCATTAGAAACAGAAAATAGAATAAAAGAACTAGCAGCAGTTCCTTACCCAATTTATATAGGATAATATTATGGCATTATTTGGAGGAGAAAGAGACATAAGTTTATTTAGAAAAATAAATAGAGAATTAATAGGTGATGTTATTACCCAACAATGTGCTCTTTATAAATTCAAATTAGAAGAAACTAATGTTAACATGTATGGGGAAGCAGCGGAAGAAAAATTTTATATGGGTCCTGTTATGTTTAATGTTTTAATAGAAAGATCAGATCAAGACTACCCCGATACAGATTTAGGTGTTGATTTTAAATGGAATATCGATTTTAAATTTTTAAGAGATGATTTAGTTGATGCTGATGTAGTTCCTGAAGTAGGGGATGTAATTCTTTATGAAGAAGGATATTATGAAGTAGATTCAATTGTAAGCAACCAATTATATGTAGGTAAAGATCCAAGATATCCTAATAAACCTAATCCATTTGAAAATGATTTAGATAAATTTGGATATGATGTATCAATAATTTGCAAAACACACTCAGTTCCATCTGATAAATTAGGAATAACTAGAGAAAGATTACACTAATGGCTAATAGAGGAAGACAAGTAGTACCAAAAACACAAAGAGAATTAGCAGAAGGATTACATACTCCTTATGTAAACCCAGATAATAATTCTTCAACACAAAACCCAAACTTAAATAATCCTAGTGTAGCAAATAGAGCTAATCAATTATCCTTTAAAGGAGATGATACTAAACCTTTTTCAATTGGAATAAAAGATTTAGATGAAGCTATAATGTATTATTTTAGTAACGTAATTAAACCCCATGTTATTCAAAATGGAAGAAGAATTGATGTTCCTATAATTTATGGGAATTCTGAAAGATGGAATCAAATTCAAAAAGATGGATATTATAGAGATAAGAAAAATAAAATAATGATGCCTCTAATAGTATTTAAAAGATCAAATCTTGAAAAAGATAGATCATTAACTAACAAATTAGATGCTAATAACCCAAATTTTAATGTTTCAATAGCTCAAAAACCATATAGTAAAAAAAATGCTTATGATAAGTTTAATGTTTTAAATAATAGACAACCTACAAAAAGTATTTATGCTGTAGTAGTTCCTGATTATGTAACATTAACCTATGAATGTATTGTTTCTACTTATTATGTAGAACAAATGAATGGGATAATAGAAGCTATAAATTATGCATCTGATTCTTATTGGGGTAATCCCGAAAGATTTAAATTTAAAGCAAGAATAGACTCATATTCTACTAATGTAGAATTACCAGCAGGATCAGAAAGAGTAGTAAAAAGTACTTTTCAAATACGAATGAGAGGATATATAGTACCTGAAGTTTATCAAAATGAAATAAGTGCAATTAAAAAACTTCAAACAACATCTAAAGTAAAATTTATAGGGGAAACAGTAACAGATATTTCAAATTCTCCACCATCACCCCCAAGTACAGATGAAAGAACTGATATTCCACATAATGGAAATTTTGATTCTGAAGAAAATAGTTAATATGTATAATAGTAAGTAATAAAAAAGAAAAAAATGGCAGAAACATTAATATCACCAGGAGTATTAGCAAGAGAAAATGATCAATCTCAAATATTAGCATCCCCAATTCAGGCAGGAGCTGCTATAATAGGTCCCACAGTAAAAGGTAAAGTAAATCGCCCAACATTAGTTACAAGTTACTCAGATTATGTGGCACAGTATGGAGATAGTTTTACAAGTGGCTCAGATGAATACTCATATTTTACTTCAATTTCCGCATATAATTATTTTCAAAACGGAGGAACTTCATTACTAGTAACAAGGGTAGCTTCAGGTTCATTTGTTCCTGGACGATCTACAAGAATTCCAACATCTAAAGTACAAGTTGGATCAACACCTCAAACTAGTTCTATGTTGTTAAAAATAACACCATTTAGTTCTTCAATAAAAGCAGATGTTGATTTAACTACAACATTTAATTTAAATGGTATTAATGTAAACTTTACAGGTTCAGCACCATCATCAAATGATTCAACTAATATTTTCATTCAAATGGATGGTAGAACAGTTACTCAAATGGCAAGTGATGTAACTCTACATGTAAATAATAGTCAATCATCATATACACTTTGGTCAAATATCTCAGCTAGTAATATAGCAACATCAGCTTCATTTCATAGTAAAGCAGAAGTTGCTCCTCATATAGCTAATGCTATTTTTGTTACATCAGCTAGTGTAAATTATTTTATGAATGGTATAGGTACAACAACAGCAGGATTTCAAGATGGTTTAGGAGTAGTAGCTGAAACTGCTTTTACATTAGAAACACTAGCAGAAGGTACTAAAGTAAATTCTGTAGATAATAACTACTATAACTCAGGTTCAAATGGTCAAACACCATCACCTGGAACTGCAAATGTTAGTAATAGTAATACTTTAGTTAGTGGAACAAGTGAAAATTTAAGATGGGAAATTGTAAATCCAAATACATCATCAGGGGTATTTAGTGTTGTTATTAGAAGAGGTGATGATTCATCTAAAAAGAAAACAGTATTAGAAACATTTACTAATGTTTCATTAGATCCAAAAGCTTCAAATTATATTGCTAGACAAATTGGGGATATGACTAAAACATTAGCAGGATCAGGAACAGATGTAT